CTTTTTAAAAAAGTAGCATCATCGATATGAATGTAAGGAACACTCTCCGCTTCTTTATCAGCCATAGTGTAAGTAACACCAATAGTTGATAAGCATTGAGAAATTGCCGTATGATTGTACCATCTACATTTATCACTCACTCCCATAATGTTGTCATCACCATATGTAAATAAATTTACATTTTTTCTAAAGTCTCCGCAATCCTTTTTTGGATTAAGTTGATAATAACAATATCTCATATATAATGAATTCACTAAAGAATTTATTATAACTGTGAGTGGATGTCCTGATGGATTTGAACCATAGAATTGTACTAAATCTCCAAAGAAATCTACTACAGGAAAACAAGTATCCATTGCTAAACCTCGCATAATAAGAATATCCGTTTCTGTAAAATTATTTGAAATTTCACATAAATCAATGATAATCTCAAAAGCTGCTCTCATTAATTGAGGTGGCATTCGTTTATCATAAGATGCATAATCTCCTGCTACAATTCTATCCTTCCCGAACTTAGTCAGATATCTATATATATCTTCCCATTCCTTCGATTGAGCAATCGTTCCTGGACCTGCCTCAAAGACAAATCTATTCGATTGTAAAACTCTAATAAAAGAAAGATAATATTTTCTAACTAAAACGGTGTAATCCAAAGGCGCTCCTGTAAAAACTCGTGTCTTCTTCTTCTTCACCTTTGCAAAGGAAACTGGTTCATCCTTAAAATGTGCACAAAAGTTGGGATAACATCTTTTGCCTTCGGCATATTGTTCTTCCATTGCAACAACTCTATTCATAACCTCATCAGTTATCTTCACTGGATGTTGCATATCCCTTTCTTCTGGAATTGCTTCCATAAAAAACTTTTTGCACTTCTTCCAAGGATTCCCTGCACTTGTGTTTCGATTAATTTTATCCACAAATGCTACACCAGCAGCACCATTGACAGTAGTAAACATATCATAAACCTGTAATTCATCTAAAGTACCCTTAGGTAAATTAGATGTAATATCATTGAAAAATGCCTTTTTAACATGATCAATAATATTCTGATCTAAATCCACAACAGGTTTAAGCATATCTAAAGCTGCTATACGTGCTGGTTCCCATCCACTAAGAACAGGAGCTGCAAATTTAGGCTCATACCCATGAGGTTCAAGCAATTTGCAAGCTGGTGTTTTCCTAACCATAGAGCGTGACTTAGGACGAAATCCCACAAATGAACCATAAACTTCAGCCGTACCTTCATCTATATATCTAAATACAGATTTGGTATGTAGACTAGCTAAATCTCTTTTCGCTGTCTCTGAAGAAATATAATTCATAGAACTACCTTGTACTTCCATATCCAAATTCAAACAATCAAATGTTTCTTTGGTGAAAGCCCAAGCCATTGCTCTACTACCTAATCCAGCATAATGAACACCTCCAATTGCAAATCCATATGGTGTATCTAAC